GGGTCTTAAACTTATCAATCAGCCATTCAAGAGCGGCACCTAATTTCACGTTTATAATAGGAAGTAACTCTTTTACTTTGACCTGGATCGTGGCGACGCCGGTTCCTATCTGCTTAAATATCTCTGGGAGGGAAGCCAATACCTTATCTCTACCATCTCGAAGGATCTGTAAGAATGTTCTGGTCTGCTTAGAACCATCCTTCCCCCACTTAGGATTCATGATGTCTTCGTTTACTTTTCCGGCAAGAGCAAGAACCTCTTCCGACGGGCCCTGATAAAGATCAGCAGGCTCGTTTCTGTATTGATCGAGAATGGCTTCGTAACCTTCTTTAAAGTTTCCTGTTGCGTTATCCCAAATTAAGTTTACGCGGTCCTGAATATATCGATAGTCCAGACCAAGTTCGGTCATCATTTTTTCACGTTCAGGATCGTTACCATAAACGCCTTTGATCACATCGAGCATGACATCGGCTACGGACTTACCGCTCTTTTTAATACGCTTCTCATTAGCTTCCATAGAGTCGGCAAGCTCTGCAGTCGGATCCTCAATTTCATCGTCTCCGTTGGCAAAATCTTCAAGCCAAGCCCACATTTCCTTAGCCCAGTCTATGGTATCCTTAAGCCATTTAGGAAGTTTAATCTCGGAGAGTTTATTAAACGTTTCTATAATAGCGTCGTATACAACCCCAGCTTTATCGTAAAGCCAATCAAACGCTTTTCCAATAGCAGAATTGGCTACTTTCTCAAAAGCACCAGAAAGTACGCTAAGAACATACGAAATCTTATCAGCCGCACTAAGCAAATATGGAAGGATAAAGCCAATTCCTTTACCGATCGCTCCAAAAATATTTCCAGCAAGATTGAAAATTGGTGAGCCAACATGCTTTAAAGTTGTGATAATATTACTTAGAATAGATTCGACTTTTTCAACCGTCCCCTCATTCATTTTGAATTTTCTTGTAAAATTCTCGAACGCTGAGGTAAGTTTAAAAAGTCTTTCAGCCATTATGTCTGTATACTTAAACTCATCTTCAATGCCAAGAAAATCGATACGAAAACGTTTACGGATAAGTGCAAGATTATCGGTAAAAGCAGTTAAAACATTCCCAATTCCGCGAAGAAACAGCTTTCTGCCAGAAACATTTTCTTCGTTTAGAGTATTCGCCCACTTTTTAAGAACTTTATTTCTACGGTTTCCGCCCTCTGCGAATACATCATACAGTCCATTTGCAACATCGGTCCAAAGTTCCCTAGCCTGCTCATAGTCACCGAAAATAGTCTCGAATGTGTTCATCCATCCGGTGCTCACGGCATCCTTAACCGATTCTAAGGCTTCAGTAAAAGTCTTCGCTTCCTGACCAGCTTTAAATGACCTGATACTTAACTCGTACTCTGCAGAGCTAAGTTCTGACATCATTTCAGTAAGTCGTTCTACAGTAACACCGGTCTCCTCTGACACGGCGTTCATGTCTATAGACCCAGCTTTATAATCGTCGATATACTGTAAAAATTCGCTTGCAAGTAAGTCTGTCTCTTCACTATAATCGTGGATCTTATCTACGGCACGACCATAATTATCAAGAACCTGTAGTAATACTTCAGAAGTGAACCAACCGTCACTTAAATTTTCATTGAAGTTAGTAGCAGATACCAGGTTAAGAGTACCGTCTTTTTTGGCTCCGCTGTAGAAAAGACCATCTTCTGTTTTCTTCAAAGTTCCGAGAGCAAGCGCCGTATCAATGACCTGCTCTTTAAACTCCAAAGTGGACATGTTGGCGTTCTCAATGGATTTCCAGTCGATGAGCTTTACTGATCCTGTAGAAATCGCCTGAGAAAGATTGTACATTGCTCTGGACGCTTCGCTAGCATTGGCACCGGAAATAGCAGCCCAGTTAGCAATACCCTGCATCGCCGTCACGGCTTTGTCAAGCTTAATACCATTGGCCGTGAATTTACCAATGTTATTAGTCATTTCCAAAAAGTTATAACTGGTTTCATCCGTAAACCAGTTTAACTTTTCAAGCTGGCCATTAACATATTCCATCTGCTTTCCGGTATCGTCGAAATCTTTCTTTGTGGCTGCCATGATTGTCTGGACAGCCTGTGTCTTAGATTCGTACTTACCCCATCCGGCAGTAACCTGATCGATGGACAGACTCTTAATTCCTGATTCAACTTTCTGAATCATAGCATCTAGATGCCTATGAATCTGTAGAAATTTCTCTACAGCAAACGTGCTATTGGAAATAACCTTAGAAAAGTCGAGGCGGTTGAGGCCATTTTGAATTTCTTCCAGGCCATCCGTAGTTCCCTTAAATTTCAAGCTCTCTTTCAGCTTGTCGAGAGAACTCATAGTAGTTTTTACGCCATGCTCGAATTGCTGATTGTCAAACCGCATTTCAACAATTCTCTGATCTATTTCTCTACTCATTTGTCAACCACCTCCCTCCACACCTTATCTCTTATTTCGTTGAATATTGGCTTCATAGCAGGGTTTATATAGTCAATCCCCTCTACATATCCGCCATTAGGCATAGCATGGCCATACTGTATTACCAGTGCGATCGGAACACCTTTGTTGAAGTTTGTGTTAGTCCAGTTAATTTCTGCATACTGGTCGGTCACAACGACATTGTAACCCCAGGAATTAGCAGTAGTACCAGTATCGACAGGGGTAGCTTCGGACAGTGCGTTAACGCCAATACGTCCATATTTCTCCAACGCCTGTCGGATACGCTCAACTCTATTTACTTTGAGAAATCGCGTAGTCTTCTCAAAGTTACCCTTATGTCGAAAACTGATCATATCTTATCTCCTAATGCTTACGTGGTCTTCGCTTTGCATTGACGCCTGCGTATTGCCTTAAAAGGGCATTCTGGTCCATTTTCTTTGGAGGCTGACCCTTCTCATCGCAAACACGTATCAAAGTAAGTAATCTATTGAGATGCCAATTCTCGCATTCAAACGGGATACCAAACTGGGTCATCTCCCAATAAATCACTTCAGAAGTCATAACAATATTTTTACCTCTGTGCCTCTTACCGTTTTTGTCAGAAAACCACGTAGCCGTCTTTGTGTCTTCGATGTAATCCATTATTCGTTTCAGGTCTTCGGAAGATATGGATTTGAAGACATTATCGTCAATATCATCCGCATCTTCGTTTAAGCACATGCAACGAAAGTAACTGAATAATTCATCGTTATTAGCAGGGGGCTTGGACAGAAACGGTTTCTTCCAAATCCCCTCCCATTTTGAAATACTGGCAAGGCTGTGCTCTAACCTTAAGACAGCACCGTCAACAACGATGAACTCATTCGTCTCATTGTTGAACATCTCGACACTGTCTACTTTGACGGTGATCATACACGTACAGGCGCGCCGCCATTGATGTCAATAACTTCAGCGATTGCCTTGTCTACTTCGGCTTTCTTGTCTTCGTCAACAGGCATGATACCTTTGACAAATTCGATCGCGGTATTGGCATCGGAGCACAGTTCCATAAACAGTTCAGAGTACGCTTCAGTTTCAAGGAAATCCTTAGTAAGCTCTTCAGACTTCATCATTCGTCTACCATCAGCAGACTTCACGCCGTAAGACTTAACGATCAGATCCTTGAACACTCTCATCATTCCAGGAATATCTTTTTTATCGATGAGAGTCTGAATCATCGCTTCGAATCCACCGGTAATACTAAGATCAAGTTCTGCAAATTCTGCTTTAGAAATGTTAAAGTAGAACGGCTCTTCCCTGACATTTCCATCATAATCAGTGTATTTAATTTTCTTAGTTAACATAATTTATCCCCTTTCGTTTTAGAAAAGGCGGCCCGCTATGACCCGAGACCGCCCAAAAATTAAGTCATTTTGATTTTTATCAAGCTAACTCAGCAATCAAGTCATCCGGAAGAAGCAGCTTCGGTTCAGCACTTGCAGATCCGTACAGAATAGCCTCAAGAGCATCCAGTTTCGCCTTAGTAGCCTTAAGAGAGCTGATGACCAGATGAGAAGTCGGCTTATAACCGGTAACCGCGATTGGAGTAGTTTCTATATCCCAGGAAAGCTCTGCCG